CCACTGCATGGCCTGAGGATGAGTGTTTCTCAAAGGTGGAGACAGCGGGGTAGGCTGCCTTCCTGACTGGCGATTGGTGGAGGCAGGAGGCGGATTTGCTGGCAAAGTTTGTAGTATGCCCTGAGCCTGAGGGCTCCACCCCAAAAGGCCTCCGTGCGGTGGGGTGAAACCCAGCCCGAATGCTCCAGCTCCTACCTTGTTGGCGTCTGGCCAGGTGTCCTTGTTGGGATTGAAGTCCCAATCTGGATTTGCGGTGTTTGCTCTGAAGGCTGGATCCAACTGGTGGTCGGGAAAGAATCCCAGAGGATTGCTGGTGGAAAGATTCTGCCCCATGCTGTAGATCTTGTTCCCAAGAATATGGTGACCCACAAAATGAGGCGCTATGTGTTGTTTCTCTCTTATATAATATACCCGCCTTCCATAGAGTGTGTAAATAGTGTCTAGTTTGGAAGTAATGATTAACTAGATGTTCTGGATAATAAGGTTTAATACCCTTATCCAATGGTAAATATTTGGTAACCTTTGGATAAAACCTGGCAGGCATAATCAATTGCAATCTTCTTTTCTCATTAACTGTGAGTGGGCCTACAAACTGTTCACATTTTTTGATAATGTCTTGGTGTAAATGTATATTAGGAAAAGATGGTGTTTTCCAATGAGGATTAAAGACAGGTACAGTAGAAGAATAAAGCCCAGTAAAGTTCCCCACCTTATGAGTCCAAGGAATACTAACATTGAGATTCCCGAGATTGAGATCTTCTGCGACGCGGCGATTGAGACCTTCGTCTGCGAGGCGAGGGAGTTCTTCTTCTAGGGGACCTGCCTCGTCGTCTAACAACAGTAGTCTCCGGAAGTGTTGATAGGATAGGGGCATTTGGTGGTCTATAAGCTGGAGGAGTGCGAATCCACACTCCGAAAGACACCAAATACTCTATAACTGTTTCTCTTCCAAAAGTGAGACAAGAAATGTGAAACCACAAGAGTTGCCTGAACTTTAGGCCCATATTAGTGTTGACATAACTGACTACTAGGTCTCTAGACGCTGGATCTTCCAAATTAACACCCACCCAGGTAGCTAGAGTCATTAGTTCCCCCCAGCAAAGAATTGCTTGCCTGAGTGCAGTATGGTGAGGTGAACAATGCTCAGGAGACTCTAAGGCTTCCCGATACAGAGCTGAGGCGGTATCTAGAAGATCTCGTACTGAAGGAAAGAAGTCAGAAGGCAAAAACGAGAGTAACTCCACAGTAGCTCCAAATTCTTTATAAGGGTCGATGTCCATGCCCCAAAGCCACCCAAGGCACAGCTTGGAGGCTTGAACAGTAGGACATGAACAAGAGATGATTAGGCAGAGGTGAAAAAGTTGCATGGTGCTGGTGCGCAGACCAATTTATGCCTACAGCCTCCTAGTACAAAGACCTTTAACCTAATCTCCTCCCCCAACTCCTCCCAGTCTTTAAACAAACAGTCTTTGAAGTATGCCTCAAGGTCGGTCGTTGACATTGCTGAGAGTCCAAGAGTCCTCTTATGTAAGACCTTGGGCAATATTTGGTGGGCGTTCACGGTGGTCTCCATGCGACGTGCAGAGGTGAAGCGAAGTGCACACGGTCCGGCAGATGAGAAGGCACAGACGGGGAGTCCGCGTAAAGAGAGGTGCGCCCCGTGGTCGGTCGGAACGGCAGACGGAGAAGGGGACGAGAGAGTCCCAAGCGACCCCGAGAAGGGTCGTCCGCAGGATTCAGCGCCGACGGGACGTAAACAAAGGACGTCCCGCGCAGGATCCAGTTGGCAGCACAGCCTAGCAGCCATGGAAACGATGTATATTTGCGGGATAGGACAACAGAGTTATCAGTCCCGATAATGTTTGCTCCAGACCTGCTGCGAGCAAAACAAGCGGCTAGGAGTTCCGCAGTATGGATCGGCAGAGGAGCCGAAAAGGTTCCACGCATGCGCTGATGGCCCATGACCAAGCCCCAGCCAGTGGGGGTTGCGTCAGCAAACACTTGGCACAGACCTGGCCGTTGCCGGGCAACGGGGTAAAGGTTCAGGTATTGTTTACACAGAAAGGCCTTGTAAGTTGGCGAGAAAGTGAAAGCCTGCTTAGATTGAATACATGCATACAAAGGCATCAACGCAGGATAACCACATTGTGTAAAAGGGGCAGCAAAACCCAAAAGACCCACAATTCGTTGACATACTTTCCAATCAATAGGCCTGTTAATAGGAAGTTTTCTAAAACATTCTTTGATTTTTTGTATGATGTGTTCTTGTGGCAAGGACCCATAACATCCAATGACATAACCCATAAAATTTAGAGAGTAACCCCATCTCTTTGTTTTGTTAGGGTTTAAATGTATACCCAAAGACAAAAGAAAATTGGTAACAGCGGTAAAAAGGGACTCAAGATGCTGTACAGACTTGGCCCCCAATACCACATCATCCATATAACTGAAAGCCAAACAGTGGGGGAAAGCCCTACGAACCACTGAACAAATGGCACTAGTAAACTGAGCCAGGAGAAACGGGCTGAGGCCCACTCCCATAGGAATTTTCCGAAAGCCCAGGATGATGGGATGGGAATACAGGTGCAATTTCCGTCCGAAGGTTTGGTACAGCAACAGGAGGGATACATAGAGGTTCCTTGAGCAGTAGTCATGCAGGTCCGGCATGGTCCCGTGCTGGTTGTTGAGGATCCTGGAATTAGAGGACAAACGGGCAACATACCTTGATAGTCCAGAAGAACCAACAAGAAGATGAGGCATAGCAGCAGGATGAAGAGGAAGATGATAAAACGCCGCAGACACATCCAGCGATAACCAGGACAAGTTGGAGGACAAGAGGTTGGTGAGTGATTGGAGGTTGGGGACTGCGAATTTTGGCCAAGACACACGGTAGTTCCCCCTAGAAAATTGAGAGAAGTCCACCACGAGTCTAGACTCTGCGGTATTGTGAGGATTCTTGTCAACAAGAAAAACCCCGCCTGTAACACGAGAAGGGGTCCTAGGAATCCTGATGTGATGTTCTCCATGTTCAGCGCAGGGTCCCCAATCCTCGAGAAGATTGACGATAAGGGAGAGGCAGTAGTCAGAACAGGGTTTACTGTTCCTGAACTGGAGCCACCAGCAGGGAAATACAGGCCTCTCACTCTGGGATCTTGCAGAGTTTGGTGGAAGGTTGTGGAATT